ATGTTTTCGGATGAGACGCAAATTCTAGCAGTTGACGCTGGAAGGCGGTGTTCGTGAGAATACAGGGTCGCTGCCGAGCAACAGCCTCAATCAGTTTCATCATGGGGATTCCGAACCTGCGATGAACGTAGGCGATCGCAAGAGTTGCTGACCGGTTCATTCCCGCGTGGCAGTGAACATACACGTTTCGACAGTGTGGCTCTCGCAACGCCATATCCATAAACGCTTCAAATTTGGGATAAAAGTCACGAAGAATTTCGGTCTGTTCCGTATCGTCGGCACCCATACATATGTACCGAGATCCCAGATGACGTTTTGCCCACAATGGACACGCGGTTTCGTCGGCGCAGTTCGCAATGTGAGTTACCGAATATATCCTCATAAAACGGGGAGTCATATGTCCGCCGGGACCAAGAAGAATACGATCAAATACACGTGCGATTGGATCGTATACCGGTCCCCGGCTTCGAGTGCGGTATGGGGCAATAAGCGCCTCAACCTCCTCTGACATTATATAGCATCGCGAGATTCGCGAATATGATTTTACTACACCAAAGGCTGTAGAAGCGTCTGGAGAATATAGACCAGAACAACACCTAGACCACCAAGAACGGCAGCGCCTGTCAGGGAGACAACGCCTGAACCGGCGTACGTGTTCGGGATGTACCGAAGAACCAGAGACTGAACCTGGGTGAGCGATACAATGAAGACTGCGCCAAACACTGAGACATACGTCATAATGTTCTTCAGAACAGTCTTGGCGGCATAGGGGTGCATCGGGGCAGTCTGTGATGGAGGGGGAGGAGTATAGATAGCCGCAGATGTTCCGGGTGTGACCATCTGCGGGTACGTTGTTGCCGACGGAAGGGCCATCGCCGGCTGCTGGGAACCTCCAGGAGGCATCAGCTGGTCTAGCGGCGTGGCGTCCATTTCTTTATAGTATCTAGAGTGAAAGTCTCGCGTCAGGGCACGACGCATCCTCCACCCTGTACCGATAACACTTTCCATCCACTCGCGTGACCATCTTTTTCACCTCATCAACTGGTAAGGCACACACGTCAATTTCGGTCTGAGGCCGATGAAACATAAGAACTGCAATCCCCAGACCAATTACAAACGAGAAGAAGTAGTTTGCTTCGGGTTTTTTCAGGACCTTGCTGATCTCCATTACATTACTGATTCAGAAAATCAATACCGTCCGTGCACTGGACCTCATACGCGGCGGCACGGAAACAGCCATTCTCAACCTTGGGGTTACGCAGAATCATATCTGGGTTCCGAATATCAGGAACTAGTTTCTTGGATGTTCGTGGCGGGACAAAGATGGTCGTGACGATCATGCCCACAAGAAAACCCCCGAAGATCCAGATGATATCGAACATCAATCAATTATTCTAGACCGAGAGTTTTATAGATACGCCGAATGGTTTCCTGATTATCACCGCTCCACGTAATCACCAACTTATCTTTCGGAATGTTTGTAATCCCTCCAAAGTTCACGAAGAGATCGGCAATGTAGTTGAAGGTTCGGCTATCATTAATCCATACAATATCCTCCTCGCCCATGTTAAGAACATCCTTGTGAAACTCGTTGCGCTGGTGGTCGTATCCTCCTACCAGAACCACGAACATACTCTTCTTCTCTATCCTATACAATGAAGGATATTCGTAAATTTTGGGACGCCCGAACACTTCTCGCGATTGTAGCGTCTGCGATTGCAGTGGATACTGCAGGGCTATTTGTTTGGCGATACACATCGGAACCCGATGCACCTATTAGTGTGTGGTACGACAAGTTTGGCTTAGTTGCCTATATGCTAGATGTCCTTTCCATCGTAATGGGCATGATTCTAGCCCAACTTGTAGCATCGGCGATTGGCGGACCGTTCAATCTCGTAGCGTTCCTGGTGATAGTCGTGGCCATTCAGATGACTCACGATCTCTTTTTCAGTCAGGTAGTGGTTCCCATGATTCCGAAGGGACGTAATTCCATCATTGATCTGATGTTCGCGTATTCCACGATGAAGGGAGCAGAGTGGGTTCTCGTTGTAGACGGACTCTATATGGTCTTGACCACAATGAGCACACTTGCCCTATTAGAGATGCCGCAGTATGTATCGTGGTTCAAGATTATTGGATGGTTGTATGCGACTGGGTATATTCTCTTCACACATACGCCAGTTCGAACTTGAAATAGACCCACTCTACGACCCCCGCGCCTCCAACCGTCGGGTTCACGACTGCGTATCCCGTAGCAGGGTGAGAACCATCGGGAGATCCTGACGTTATGCTGATTTTTAGAACATCTCCACCCAATGTGCAATTGGACGGAACGGTCCAGCCGGTAAAGTACGCTTCAATACCCCGATTTGTCTGTGTTCGGGAACCTTCGCGTGTAGGAAGGAGGAGAGTATACGCCTTTCCACTCTTCTCAGACTGTGTTTCCTGTAAATACGTATTTAATGCCTCGTGTTGGAGAGCTTTCTGTTCGTTTTCAGGAGTGAGAAGATCGGGCTTTCGTGTGCGAATAAATTCACGGATAGCCGTGTGAATATTCTCGCTGAAATGCTCGTCAACTGTTCCCTGAACCTTGAGACATTTGGCCTGAGATTTCTGGGTACTTACAGATGATGCTGAAGAGGTCTGGCTAGGAATCGTAATTGAAAATCCCTGAGCAGCCCGCCGTGCTTCGGAGGCAGAATCCGCGCGCGCCTGTTGTCCAAACGAACTATCGTCCTCGTCGAATGTTTCAGGAGCAGGAGCAGGTCCGCCAGGAATACCCTGCGCAACTTTATGTGCAATCTCTCCTGACTCATCGCGAGCCCGCTGACCAATCTCGTTTTCTTCAGGCGTGAGTCCTTCATCGGGAGAGAGACGGGGCGATGGCGGAGGAACCGGGCCGGGTATTGGATCTACTGATGGCCCGGTGATACTTTCCACGATAGATTCGGCGGTTGGTATAGTTATGGGAGCTGGAGCTGGGGCAGAGACAGGAGCTTCTTCGGGAACAGGATTGATGAACGAACCTACAAACTCTACTTTGAGAAGCGATCTGTACTTTCCGGATACCGCATTTGCCTTGATCTGGTCCAACGTCTCGGGACTTGTCTCCCCGCCATCGAGTGAATCAATGTGGTCGTATGAACCACCATTTCGGCGCAGAGCGATCCAGTGAGATGACGGAACGGATGTATTCGCAATGAATCCAACAGTTGTATCGTGAATTTGTTCAAGGATTACAGGGTCTGCAGAGTACCCGATGACCCGCAGGCCGCCCGATATGACTGAATCTTCGTAATTCTCATTTTCAGGACATGGGTTTGAGCCAACAACCTGTTTCTTCGTTACCAGGTATCGGCACACCGACATCAGACTTACCGGAATCTCCAGAGACTGGACATTGGAATCTGTGATCTCCACCTCGTCGTCCTTAACGAAATATACGCCTCCCAACAGATTGTTGAGCGCATGGCGGCCGCAACCAAGGCTCCGAGGATCCTGGGGTTCAAAGAATCCGGGAATCGGGGCAGGAGGGTCAAACTTCTTCTGTGAAGGCAATTCCTTGGGAATCTTCATCGCGATCTTCTTGCCCTTCGGAGCAGTTTCCGGAACAACCCGTCCTTTCAGGACCGACACCATTTCAAACCCTGGCTGCAGAATGAGTGTTCCACGACCGCGAATATTGATTGGTAGAGGGCGGGTAAGGTATCCGTGAAGAGCCACACGATGGTCGCGATCTCCAACAGGTCCAACGAAAAAGTCTGCGAATCCCGCTCGGGCACGAGAAAAGGTTATTCCAGGAGTTGAGGATTTCACGGCAAACTCCACTGCACTGTCCGCATCGGATACCGCGCGAGGACGAAGTAACGGACTTTCTTTCGGTAGAACGTCCTCTGCTTTCACTACGTTTGGATTATCGATGAACGTTTCAATATCTGAGGTGAAATGGTACAGTGGTATTTCCATTGTTGTCGGAACATCGGCGATAACCGTCGTATCCGCTTCAACGACTGTTCTTCCCTTCGTAAGCACCCGCCTCTCCGCCCGCCGTTTTTCCTGTTTAGTCTTTAAGGTTTCAATATGTGGGGTAGACGGCTCTTCTCCCATCAGCTGCATATAGGGAACCAGGTCATCACCCTGCTGGCGAAGTTCAAAAGTATGTACAAGCGCATTTTTTGGTACGGCGTCAGGGTCAGTGAGTTCAATGTATCCAAAAACGTCCGCCGCCATTCTTATTATTACTATACTTCACAGGAAATGAGGCGGATGTCTCTTACGATATTGGAGAAGGTGCTTCTTGCCTCCCCGATAGTATGCTCGGTAATTCTGGACGGCATCGTCAGAGATCTTGTACTCGTCCGGCATCGCACATCTGGGCATGGTAAGACCACGCCGACAAAGACCTGACGGTTCAACAGTCCTCAGCCAATCCAGATGTTTCTCACACGCATGTTCCTTGGGTCCGTAGCGGTAATGGTACTCATCCACCAGTTCCTGCGTGAGTTCAACAAGCCAACGGTAATTGTCCAGAGATTCCAGCAGCCAGAGGGCACACGGATGCTTGCGGTGTGTGGGCTTGTATCCTCCGCCGGGAGCCGTATGTATCAGTGTCGGTGGCTCCTTTTGGGACCAATGACTCGTATACAGAAGTTGGCAGGATTCAAGGATCATTTTGATGACGTGCTTGTCGCAGTGATATTTCGCACACTTGCGTGGCTTTCGGTGAAGGAAGAAGATGTTCATTTGGGTGGGGCGGGTGCAGGTGCTGCTGCTGCTGCCTCGGGTTCTGGCACCTTCGGCAATACGTTTTGGTTGAAACGCTCTTCAGCTTTCGCTGTTTCAATTCCCCGATAAACCATATCCAGTTTCAGTTTCAGGAGAGCAGTGCGACGTGATTCTGGAATGGGGGCGGGCTCGGGCATTATTACAACTCAATACGATTTCGCACAGCGTTATTGAACGTGTTGGGTTGGAAGGGAATGTCCATCTTCGTCGCTTCGGCTTCAATCACATACTTCGTGGAGGTGTACTGGTTCATCAGAAAGTACACGAACACGACGACTAGGAGAATAAACATCAGGATATTGAACCACCATGACCCATGTAGATTCTGAATAGTTTTGGATTGGAGCAAATTGTTCTGAACACGCATGAGTGTTCCGTCGTCTACAAGATGCATAATTGTTGGAAGCATATACATAATGATTGCCGCTTTAACCGCTGGATCAGCCGTGTGTTGTTTTGGTGCTTCCTATGCTGCTCATCAGATGCTTCCCGTGAAACCGGTGAACCCAGAAGACGCACTCAAAAACAAGTCGACGATGAACACGGTGAATATTCTCACCGCGGATGAACTAAAATCCCGAACTC